GCGAGGCGAGGGCGGAACGGTGCGAGACAAGTTCCACCATCTGGCCGCGAGGTAGTTGTGGACCGCCATCGCGCGCCGCTCCTCCTCTGCGTCACCCTCCGCGTTGGCCTGCCGCGCGTCCTCCCAGAACTTCTCGGCGCAGTCCCAGATCGCATCGACCGCTTTTGTCGCCGCCCCCTCGGCCTGAGCCTGCGCGGCGCGGGCCTTAGTATTGGCCTTCACGAGCCCGTCGATGATCTTGCTCGCCTCGGCAAGCTCGGCCTTGAGCGCGGACTGCGCGGCGGCGGCGAACGTGTGCAGGTGCCCGGCCGTCCAGTTGCCCTCCTGGCTCTCCGGGTCCAGCGCCATCGCGTCTCGCACGTACTCTTCGGCTGTCACTGTCGGATCCCGTGCCCGATGGGCTTCATCGCCTGGACGAACCGGCGGGGGTCGAGACCCCAATAAATGAGGGCAACGGGCATCGGAGCTGACGCCGGCGCGCCGAGGAAGCGCACCCGCCCGCGGACGAAGCAGAGCGCGTCTGCGGTCTGGAAGATCACCCGCTGCCACGACTTCGTGTCGACCGTCGCAGGGCTGAGCATGATCACCTCGGCGACCTGGGCCTGGCGCGCGGCCGCCGCCTTGTCCACCCAGTCGGCGATCGAGTGCTTCGAGTAGGCCGGCAGGATCTTGGCCAGATCGATGCGCAGCAGGATGCGGCGCTTCACCGGGTCCTTCTCGTGGTCGACCGCGGGCCCGCACTCGGCCTCGAGCTCCTTCTGCGTCTTGCACACGCCCGACGTCTTGTGCTGCCAGTACCCGCCGAAGGGGGGATTCACGTAGGTGTGCCCGCGCCAGGGGAGCACCAGCCCGTCGTCGTCGGGCAGCAGGTACTCTTCCTTCGCGTGCACGATCGACGTCCCGTTCGAGCAGGGGTCGAGGTCGATGGTGCCGAAGGCCTCGACCACCGCGTCGACGATGGCCTTCGGCGTGTTCCATTCGACCGACCCTGCGCTTGCGATGTGCCCAGCCATCTACGCCACCTTTCGCGGGCCCCTGCCGCACACCGGGCAGATCCCGGTCGTCGAGAGGGAGTGGATCCGCGTCCATCGGCAGAAGTACATGGCGAGCTTCAAGGCAACCTCCGTTCGGCCTCGGCGACCATCGCAGAGTAGCCAAAGCGCTCAGCGTGTTTCTTGACCTGCTTCCACCACCAGGTCGAGCTCGGTCTGTTCTCGGTGCGGTCTCGGTGGCAGCTCGCGTGGATGGCCCAGGTGGTCTCGAGCGATTGGCGCTCGCGGCGCTGGCCGCTCCCGCCGAGTAGGTGATCCCACTCGGCGGGGTCGACGGCGGAGAATGGGGCGCCGCAGGATGGGACCTCGCAGCAGCCGACGGCGCGCGCCATGACCGAGGCTCGGATCTGCGCACTGCTCTGTTGGTGGGCCTCCTGCTTCTTCTCCTGCCGCTCGCGGTGCATCCGGCGGACCTCGGCGCCGGACTTCAAGGCCAGCCGGATCTCCTTGCGAGCATCGCCCACGTCTCTCTCCGACGGAGTGACGCCGGTTTGCAGCATCGCAAACAGCGAATCAATGAACCGGAGCCGCTTTCTGTGAATCGCGGGCATCAGCCGGCGACCGCACCGTCTTGGATGGTGACCACGTCGGCGCCACCGTCGCTGACGATCTTCTCCAGCCAGATCTGCAGCCCGTACTCGACGGCCAGCTCTTTCAGGTAGGCCAGGCCAGCCCGGTCGATGAGCGCGGCATCTCGGACCAGCATCACGCCGAAGTCGGGGTTCGCCGCGCGCGCGAGGGCCACGCTGATCGTCCACTTCTCCCGGCCGCTGGCTTGCGCGATTGGCACGCCGTTGAACATCACGCCCTCGCCGCTGGGCAGGAAGCCGAGGCCGGCCAGGGGGTACTTGGCCTGCGCCAGCGCGATCTCCCGCTCGTGGTCGAGGATCTCGATCGTCGTGTCGTGCTTCTTCACGTCGGCCTCGAGGTCGAGTTGCAGCTGCTGATTCTTCGCGTGGCCGTCGAGCTCCCGCTGGCGCGCCTTCACAGCTTCGTTGTGCGTCTGCGCCTTGGCGATCTCGTCGCGCAAGCTGGCGGCCGGCTTCTCTGGCTCCAACATCGAGACCTCGAAGTTCGCCTTCTTCTCTTCCTCGACGCACTCGCCCAGATAGCGCAGCTGCTCGCGTAGCGCGGCTTCCGCTTCGGCCACTGCCTTGCGGGCCTCGTTGACCTTGTCTTCCCGGTCGTTTCGCTTCCGCTTCGCCAGGTCTGCCGCGGCAAGGATGCGGCCGCGCTCGCGCTGGGCGCCGGCGATCTCTTCCTGCTGCTTCAGTAGGGCGTCGACGTCGATGGGCGTACCGGCCGGCTCGATGTGCGCGGCGTCGACCAGGGCCTTGACCTTCGCCAGCTCGCGCTTCGCCTCGGTGCGTAGGTCGTAGGCTTCCTTGCGGGCGGTCGCGGCCTTGCCGAAGTCGAACTTCACGTCGGCGAGACGGATCAGGGTCTCGACCTGCACCTTCGGCTCGGCCCGGATGAAGGCGAAGGGGTCGAGCGCGCCGCTCTTCGCGTACAGCGCGTCGAGCACCGACTGCGGCTTCTGGACCACCTCGCCCTTCGCGCCGCGGACCTCGAGCTTCGAGACCACGCGCCCGTCGTCGTACTTCTGCCAGGTGCGCTCGACCGTCAGGCCGTTCGACAGCGTCTCGCGGACCAGCGCGTGCTTCTCGCCGTGCCGGATGGGGTCCGCCGGGCAGAAGCGCTCGCCGGCGATGGCTGCGGTGATCGCGTCCATCGTCGACGTCTTGCCCGCCATGTTCAGGCCCACGAGGGAGACCGTCACCCCCTTGGGCTCGATGATCCACTCGACCATCCGACAGAAGTTCTTGCCCTCGTGCTTCACGATCGTGACCGGTTTCTTCGCCATGGCTCAGCCTTCCTCTCCGGGCGCGCGGGTCGCCGCCGGGTCAAGAGTGACGGTGGGCTCGCGCGGCTTCGCGAGCGGGCCCTTCGCTGCGATCATGTCCAGCTCCGCATTGCGCGCGAAGCACATCTGCTTCACCTGCTCGAACATCTCGGGCGGGAGGGCGGTCTTCGCGTCGGTCCAGCAGAGCCGCAGCTCGGCCGGGTCGGTGGCGACCTTGATCGTTTCTCGGATGTGCTCCAGGCGCTCTTCCGGGGTTGCCTTCTTCGGGTCGGGCTCGCTGGGCGTCGTCGCTGCAGGCGAGACAATCTGGGCATCCTCCGGAGGCGCCGCCGGCTTCTTCTCCTGCTTCGGCGGCATCGGGTTGATCTCGACCTCGTCGGGGATCTCGTCGTCGGTGTGCAGCCCGCCGAGCTCATCCGGGAAGGCGCCGCGGAGGCCGGCGGCCTCGGTGCACTTGCCGAGCATGAGCATTCGCTTCTCCCACATCTTCGTGGGGAAGCCATCCTTCTTCACCTGCTGGTACTCATTCAGGAAGCAGGTCGCCTCGAACGGGTAGGCGCGATCCTTGCGGTAGACGCGGACCGTGCACGAGACGAGCTGGCCGCCGCCGCTGCCGTTGTTCGTCCCGTCGCTGAAGAGGTATTCCTTCGGGCTCTGCCCGTCGTAGGCCGGGTGTTCCTCGGCCTTCGAGCGGAAGCCGTCGATCGACGTCTGCACCGCCCACTTCTTCCCGTAGCGGGGGCGGCCGTTCCCGTCTTCGCCTAGGTACTGGTTGCGGCTGACGAAGTGGCACTGCCCTGTGATCGGGTTCAGGCGCTTCAGCCTGGCGATCTCGAGCAGCACGGCGAACTCGGAATCACTCGCCCCCTCGGCGAACATCTCGCGCATCATCTTGCGCTGCTCGGTCGTGAATTCTAGCGGCTCGTGCTTCGGGCGCTCCAGCACCGCGAGCGGGGCGGCCTCGCGCAGCGGGTTGTCGACGCGCACCTCTGGCCTGGTTGCTGTCTTCCGTGCCATCTGCTCCTCCTACGGGTTCGCGCGGGGCCCATCCTCGCGCAGCTGCGAAAGCTTCACCGGTTTCCACTGGGCCAGGAGAGCCGGCGTCCTGGTTGGGCGGTCCTGTCGTACAGGGGCAAGGAGGGACACCCCCGCGCAACCGTCCAGTGCTCTGTAAGTCGATGCCTCCGAAGGTTCGGTGCTCCGGCCCAACTGGAGCTTCTTCTCTCCTACCACCGATGCCTGACTGTTGGCAAGCGGTTTTTTACAGGCCATGGGTTCGCTCTCGGTAGCGCTTCTTCTCGTTGCAGTTGTGACAGAGCCCGCGCCGAAGTGGCTTGTAGAGACGACCGCACCGCGAGCACGGCATCGGCTGGACACGAGGCTTCGCCAGCCGCGCCGCTTGGGCCCTGGCAAGCGCGCCTGCGTATCGCTCGGGATGCTTCTGGGCGTTCAAGCGTCCCTTGGCTGCGGCGTCGCGGGAGTTGTCGAGGTCGGTTCCGGTGAAGAGGTGCGTCTCGTAGTTGCAGCAGGGCGGGTTGTCGCAGTGGTGCAGGACGTCGAGGCCGTCTGGGATCTGGCCTTGGCCAATAGCCCACGCGAGACGATGGGCTCGCCATCGCTTGCCGGCGATCTTGATCGTGCCGTACCCTCCACGTCGCTTATTGACCGGTCCAGTGAAAACCCAGCAGGGTGTCCCGAGCTTCGGATGAGGCGGCCCGCTCTTGTCCATGCTCGCCCAGAAATGCTCGATGGCGGCCGCCTCGCGAGCCTTCGTTTCGCACTTGAAACATCGCGCAGCCCTGTGGTCGCAGGTCCCGCCGCAGCCCAAGCAAACGCCTTTTCTAGTAACCGGCACAGCCCTTCCATTGCCAGCCGTGGTCTGTAGGCTGTTCGTCCGATTGGCAGCAGGAACATTCGCACGTGCAGGTGTGCTCCCAGGGTTCGAGCTTGTCGCACCTCGGGCAAAGCTCGCTGTCCGGGATGCGGTCGCAGGCGAAGACGTCGCGGCAGTTCCTGCAAGCGACCTCGATGGGGGCGATCACTCGACCACCGCGGCCAGGTAGACGGCGAGCTCTTCTGCCGGCATCGGCGGTCCGTCCCCGCCCTCTGGAGCAAAGCCGACCGGCCAGCCTCGCTCGTCGACGACCTTCGCCGGCTTCAGCCAGCCGGTCAGGATCCGGTGGTCGCGCTTCCACTGAAAGCGTCGATACCACCAGGCGCGGTAACACTCGATGCTGGCGAAGAGGCGGCGCCCGCCGGCGCCTGGCTTCGTGGGCGGGACGTCGAGGCCGCAGCCACACTTGCAGAGCAGAGGATCAGAACTTTGGGTCGAGGTCATGTCGAAGCTCCCAGATCAAGCGGTCGATGAAGGTGGGTTGGTAGGGCATCGACCGGGTGTGGTGCTGGTCGTACACCCGGTTTTTGCAAGAGGCGGAGGCGTACACAGAGCCGTCGGCGCGAGACTGCCCGCAGCCGCAGAGGCAGAAGCGGCCGGCGTGCGCCTCTCGCGTGTCACCCTTGAGCGGCATGGCGGGCCTCCCTTCGGCGCTCTCGGTTCAACCGGTCGCGGCACTTCCTCGAGCAGCAGATCTTCGCCGAGCCCTGGTGGTCGAGCTCTTCGTAGATTGGCGCGTCGCATCGCTCAATGCAGCCTGGCTCTCCCGTGGCAGGGGCGGGGCATGGGCCGATGTACTTGCCGGCGCTCGGCATCTAGGCCAGCCTCTGGCCCGAGGGGAGCAGCAGAACGGCAAGTGTGCTTCCGCAGGGGCAATCCCGCAGCTCGAGATCCTCGACGGCGTCCGCCTGGTGCCCGCGCTCTGGCAGCGCGAGCCAGCTGGCCAGGTCGTGGGTCCGGCCGCAGCAGCCGCAGCGCTTCGCCCAGGGCTCGCGGGTGTGCTTGGCCAGCAGGACGTCGACCGCGTGCTCCTGGGCGGGGCGCAGCTTCCCAGCATCGAGCAGTTCCTTGACCTCGCGGATCCTCTTCTTCTTCGCGTCCTCTCGCTCGTTGTCGCAGGCGGCTATCTCGTTGAACTCTCGGTCGGTGTAGTCGCCCATCACTCGCCCTCCCAATAGGGATCGAAGCTGAACGCGATGTCGAGCCAGAAGGTTCGATCGATGTTGCTGCGGAACGTCGAGACGAACGCGGCCCCGCCCTCGCCCTTGAACTGGGCGATGATCTTGCGGGTCTGCTCGGTGTTCGGCACGTACAGATCCGAATAGTGGTTATCGATCTGGACGCCCGCGGCCTTGAAACGCTCGTAAAGGGAAAGCATGGCGTGACCTCCGTTAGACGATGGTTGACCAAACAGCGCGATCAGAAAGCGGGGGGCGTTGCGCCGGGGGATTGGCCATCTAAGCCGCCGCCTTTCCGTGATTCTTGCCCCGGCAGGAGCAATCGCAGGAGCACCCCTTCGCGTTCGTGCAGCGCGCATCGCAGGGGACGGTTGGGTTGAGCGTTCCGCGGACCGTGTCGAATGTCAGATACCGATCGCAGCCCGGGGACGAGCAGGCGACGGTGCAGTAGACCCGCACGCCGTTGAGCGTCGGGAGCCCGCAAACGAGCCGCCGCGTCTTGCCCTTGTTGGTCGAGTAGCGGATTGGCTCCAGCACGAGCCGCGTGTAGCGCGTGCCGCAGCCAGAGCAGACCGCGTTCTGCCGGACTTCCTCGTGGATGATGTCGGTCAGGTTCTCCATGGATCCTCCAGTTGTGGAGCCCGGGCCCAACCCGTTCTCCATGCTTGAAGTATGGCACAGGACGGCCAGCGGGTCAAGGATTCATTTACAGCAGTTGGTCGGTTTCCTGGGAGGTGATCCAGAATGGATCGGTACGCCGACCTAACGGACTTCGAGAAAATCAGTTGACACCACATTTACAGCCGTGGTAGAGGGTTTCCAATGACCCCAGAGGCAGCGAAGGCCGAGATCACCGCCCTGTCGAAGAAGGGCATCAAGCAGTCGATGCTGGCGAAGCGGTTGGGCGTCAGCGGCACCCTGCTGTGCTTCTGGCTGAGCGGCCAGCGGCAGGCGCCCCCCGGCAAGCTGCGCGAGGTCGTGGCGCTGGGCAAGCGGATGGCGAAGGCTCTGGAGGCTTGTCGGTGATTCGCCTCAACCTCGTTGGGCAGTTGCAGTAGGGCAGGACGGCGCCGCTCCCTAGAGGCCGAGGTCCGGCTGAGTACGGGGAGCGGCGTCGAGGTTTTCGGAGAGGGAGCACCATTGGCCGTTGCAGCGGCATCGACTTTCATCGCGTTGGCTGTAGACCGGGCCCCCCCCTGGTCGGCGGTCGATGGGCCCGGCTCGAGGCTGCAACCTCGGGCCGGGCTTTTTTTCCCGGAGAGCTCTCTCTGATGGACTGGCCAAACGAGCGCTGGGTCAAGTGGTACACCAGGCAAACCGCGAGCTGGAGGATGCTCCCCTGGCAGTCTCGGGCGATCTTCGCCCTGCTGATGAAAGAGTGCGACGGTGCCGGGCAGATCGGGCTCGGACGAACCGGTGCAGAGGGGCTCGCGGCGGTCATCGGGATCCCAGTCGAGGTCGTCCGGGCTGGCCTCGACGGGCTTGCCGCCGACGGGATGGTAACGCGCGGTAACGCGGTCCTGACAATCGAGAAGTTCGTCGAGGCGCAGGAGGCCACGACCAGCAATGCCGAGCGCCAGCGCAGGTTCAAGGAACGTCGCAAACTGGCGAAAGAACAGGACACGCCGGTAACGAGGGGTAACGCGGTAACGGCCGGTAACGACAGAAGAGAAGAGACTAGAGTAGAAGAGAAGAAGAAACAGATCATGTCGGCTACCGCCGACGTCGGGCAAGGGTCTCTTCCTGGCCTTCCTGCTCCAGTGAAGGCTCCCCGCAAGCCTAGAGATCCACATCCGGACACGGTTGCGGTCTTCCTGTACTGGAAGCAGGTCCACGGCCATCCCAGGCAAAAACTTACCGACGATCTCGAAGCGGACCTCGACGCCGCCCGGAAGACCTTCAGCGTCGACGATCTCAAGCTGGCGGTCGACGGCTGCAAGGCCAGCCCGCACCACATGGGCCAGAACGACCGCAAGACGGTCTACGACGGGCTCGCGCTCATCCTGCGGGACGTCAACCGGTTCATCGGGTACGCCGAGAAGGCCGGCAAGGCGGTCCAGGTCTACGACCCCGCCCACCAGAACCTGGCGCCGGTGCAGAACACCGGGCGCGTCCGGGGAGAGTTCAAGTTCGACGAGGCCGCCAACCGCAAGCTGCAGGAAGAGCTTGCCGCGAAGGGAGCGAAGCCGTGAGCGAGGTTCGAGAGGATCTGGGGTTCCTACCGCTGGGGGAGATGCCGCCCACCGGGCTCCGGGCGAAGATCTTGGAGCAGCGCAAGCTGGAGAACGAGTACCAGCTGCGGTGCCAGCAGGCCGAGCTTTCCACGCGGCTGCGGTCCTTCGGCTGCCTGCCCACCGACGTCGACCTCGTGCTCTCGACCCGGCTGGAGCGGTGGTATCCGATCCTGAAGGCTGAAGAGTGGGAGGCCAAGGTAGCCGACCGGCGGGAGCTGCTGATCCTGCTGGGCGGCAACCAGGTCGGAAAGAGCATCGCGGCGGTCTGGCTCATGTCCAGGCGGATGATGCAGCGGCGCGGCAAGGGCATCCACGTCCCCGGCGACTACGACGAAGGGGGCGAGCGGGTCTGGTTTCCCTGGCGCGAGTACGACGGCTCCCAGGCCTACGTCAACGCCAACCGGCTGATCAACGCCAGGGCCAACGACTTCAGCCCGGAGGGCCGGCAGCTCTGGACGCAGCTGACCGCGTCGCGGTTCCTCGTCATCGACGAGCTCGGGCTCGAGTTCGGACCGGTCGACAAGCCGCTCACCCGCATCCTGCAGGACCGGGTCGGCGGGCGACTGCCAACGGTCCTGATCTCGAACAAGACCCGGACGGAGTTCGCCGCAGCCTACGGCGACCGCATCGTCAGCCGGGCGGACACCCACGGGATGCTGCTCGACTGCGGAGACCGGGGCAGCACCCAACAGGAGATCCCGCTATGACCAGGAAGCAGCAGGAGAGGGAGCGACGCGGCTACGAGCAGATCCTGACGAGGCTCACCGGGCGCGTCAACGAGTTGTCGACGCAGCTGAAGGCCAGCCAGGCGGAGGTCGTGCGGCTCCGCCAGGATCTCGCGTGCGAGCGGCAGCTCGTCCAGGCGTGCAACTTCTGGCAGACCGAGGCCCACCGGCTTGCCCGCGTCGTGGCGGCCAGGACGGAGCCCGAGGCCTTCACGAAACTGGACGTCAACCACCCGCCGTTCGCGTAGAATCGGCGGCCCACGCAGCACCCACCAGAGGAGCAAACCATGTCGAACGTGCAGGCCTTACCGGGGATGGAGCGGCAGAAGATCCAAGAGGTCGACGACGCAGCCGAGAGCTACGTCGACGCCCGCGACAAGCGGATGAAGCTCATCGTGAAAGAGACCGAGGCGAAGGCCGCGCTGCTCGGCGTGATGAAAAAGCACAAGCTCGAGGTCTACAAGGACGAGAGCGCGTCGCCGCCGCTGGTCGTGACGGTGGTCCCAGGTGAAGACGACGTCAAGGTCAAGTCGTTGAAGGTGAGGGGCGACGGCGAGGACGCCGGCGAGTGAAGCAGATGCTGACGAGCGAGCAGCTCTCTAGGCTGCAACCTGAATCCCGGAAGCTGCTCGCTCAATGGGCGGAAGAGGCAGACCGAAAGCTCCGAGAGAACCGGAGCAAGTCGGCCAAGGCGCGCTGGAAGGATCCGGTCTCGCGCGCCAAGATGCTCAACCGGCCAAAGGTGGCGGCGCAAAAGGAACAGCGTCTCGCCTTGGTCGCCGCCGGGGTTGCCGTCTGCAAACACTGCGGGGAAGAGAAGCCGCTCGACGAGTTTCCAAAGGGCAGGAAGCGCAGAGATGGGCAACAGCGGTACGCCTACTGCAAGATCTGCCACCGGGATGTCGCGCGGGCCAATTACCTGAAGAGGATCTTCAAGCTGACCGTCGAGGAATACGACAAGCTCCTGGCATTTCAGGATGGGCTTTGTGCGATCTGCCGGCAGGCGCCGCGCGCCATGCGGCTTGCCATCGACCATGACCACAAGACGGGGCTCGTGCGTGGACTGCTCTGCAGCTTCTGCAACCGCGCATTGGCTACCTTCCTCGATGAGCTCGACCGTCTGCAGAGGGCGGTCGCGTACCTGTCGTCTCCGCCGGCGACACAGGCCCTCGGCCGCGAGCACTTCGGGCTCGTCGGGCGGGTGGGCAACAAGGCCTCGACGCGGAAGCGTCTCAACGGGCGGCTCTTCGAGTGAAGATCCGGGACCTCTGCCCGGAATGCGGCGCCGTCTACGAGGTCGACGTGCGGCCGGGGATCCGGATGGACAGCCTCCCCCCGCACGCGGACTGCCCGGCTCGAGCGGGCGGCTGGACCTGGGCGCTCGGGCTCGGTTTCGTGCTACTGCTGATCGCGCTCGCGGAGAAGTTCTTTCATCCCACCTGAGAGGCAAGCATGGCGAAGAAAAAGGCATCTGGGTCGACGAACTCGACGAGTGGCCGGTCACCGAGCCGGTCTACTGCCGCTGCGTGGTCGTGGGCATCAACCTCGGCGGTCCGGCCGACTACAGCTGCCAGGTCACCGCCGAGCAGCTGGCCGACGGTTCGATGGTGATCCACGACGTCAAGTACCTGAAGCCTGGAGGTTCCACGTGAAACGGTCCCTGCTTTGCCTAGTCGTTCTGGTAGCATGTGGTCAGGAGGTCGCGCCGTGGGATGGTTCCGGATCGTCGGGTTCGTCGGGAGCCTCGGGTTCGCAAGCCTCTCGCTCTGGCTCGGATGGAAGTCGCGTCGGCGTGAGCAGCTCGACGAGCAGCGCGCCCAGTGGAACGAGCGCCTCCGGAACCGGCGAATCGTCCGGGAGCTCGACTTGGACGACCAGCGCCAGCTCGACCGCGAGCGCGACGCCGCCTGGTTCCAGCTCTGGAGCCGCGTCAACCACCGGTAGCGCGCCAGCGTGCATCCCGGCCGGTGGGAACGGCTGCAGCTCAGTCGTCGGTGCTGGTGCCGCCAGTTGCTGCGGGGCCCCGCTCACCGTCTGCAGCCGGGACGATCGGTGCTGCTCCATCGTCGGTGGGTCGTGCGAGGTCAGCGCGTCCCAGTGCTGCTCGACCGACCCGACGACGGGGAACGCCGAGACCTGCAACGGGATCTCGTGCATGTAGCTTGCAGCGCGCCGTCCGGATCACCTACTCTCTCGCGTCGTGCTTGTGCTTGTCGAGCCGACGGCAGTACCCTTCATCCCCGTGCGAGATGGAGAGGGACCTCGGTACGTCAGAGTACGCGCTACCGCGAGGCTCTCCGCGCGGCATCGGTTCCTGTGGCCATGCTCTTGCTGGGTTGAATTCACGGGATCCTCGCCGCCACCGCACGGTGGCCCATACGAAGACGTGTGGGACCTTGCTGAACGCCTAGGCTGGCGCTGGGCAGCAGAACTCGCCGCGTGTCGGACGCACGGCGGGATCGAACTCCGCGGGACTGACCGGGACTATGGACGAGACGAGCCCGCGTGGAGCAAGATTGGAGTGATCTGAAACCATGGCCAAACGAGCCCCATCCATCCGAGACCGCGTGAAGGAACTCGTCAGACGGATGCTCGCTGATCTCGGCGGGCCGCCACAGCTCACGGAAGGCGGCTGATGGCTCCCCGAAAGAAGCCAGGCCCGAAGCCAGGGTCGATCCCAAAGGACAAACACACCGGGGGGAGGCCCGCGCACGTCCCAACGGAAGATCTCCGCGTGATCGTTGAAGCAGGCATCGCTCGCGGCACTCCACTGCGAAACTTGGCGCGTGCGCTTGGGATCCAGGTCCGAACCCTGCACAAGCACTACGCCAAGATCATCGAGATCGGGGCGACGCTGAAGGCCGAGAAGACCGAGGCCAGCATCCGGGATCGGGCCTACGGCCACACCGGACCGGACCGCCGCTACTACCCACCGAGCGAGAGCCTGCTTCGGCTGCTCGGGGAGCGCGACCTGGGCTGGACCGAGAAGAGCACCCACGTCATGACCGGGCCCGGAGGCGGGCCGGTCGAGGTCGTGACGAAGACCCGAGAAGAGCAGGTCGCCAAGTTCAAGCGGCTGCTCGAGCCACAGGAGACGCCCGGTGGGCAAAAGCCTCCTGCAGCTGGCTCTTGAGCGCGAGGGGCCAGAAGCGGTCGTAACGCTGCTCGGTGGCGCGGAGCCCTGCTGGGATCTCATCGCGCGGCCCGAGCAGCTCGCTCCGGGAACGCTGGGCTCCGTGCCGGGGCTCGACCCGAACTGGGACACATGGCTCGTCCTGGCCGGCCGAGGCTTCGGCAAGACGCGGACGGGGGCGGAGTGGGTCACGCGGCGCGTGCTCGACGGCGCGCGCTGGGTCTCGCTGGTCGGCCGCACCGCGGCGGACGTCCGAGACGTCATGGTCGAGGGGGAGAGCGGGCTGCTGTCGGTGGCGCCGGCGGGCTTCCGGCCGATCTACGAACCCAGCAAGCGGCGGGTGACCTGGCCGAACGGCGCCATCGCCACGACCTACTCGGCCGAGAAGCCAGACCAGCAGCGCGGCCCGCAGAGCGACACCGGCTGGGGGGACGAGCTCGCTGCCTGGAAGTACCCCGACGCCTGGGACCAGATGCAGTTCGGCAACCGCCTCGGCCTCAACCCTCGCGTCTGCGTCACCACGACCCCGAGGCCGACGCCCATCATCCGCGAGCTGGTCGAAGACCCAGGGACCGAGATCACCGGCGGATCGACCTACGAGAACTTCGCCAACCTCGCGCCCAAGTTCCTGCGGCGCATCCTCGCCCGCTACGAAGGCACGCGGCTCGGCCGGCAGGAGCTGCTCGCCCAGGTGCTCAGCGATACCGAGGGAGCTCTCTGGACGCGGAAGATGATCGAGGACGCCTTCGTGCGGCCCGAGGACGTCCCCGAGATGGTTCGCGTTGTCGTCGGCGTCGACCCTGCGGTGAGCTACCAGGAGGAAGACGACATCGACCGCGAGACGAAGCCGGGCGCGGAGACCGGCATCGTGGTCGTCGGTCTCGGCCGCAACAAGCACCTCTACGTCTGGGCCGACTACTCCGGCCGGCGAGCACCGAACGCCTGGGCGGAGAAGGTCGCGGCGGCCTACGAAGAGTTCCACTGCGGCAAGGTCGTGGCCGAGGGGAACCAGGGCGGCAACCTCGTCGAGAACATCCTGAAGACCGCTCACCGCGGGATGCAGGTCAAGATGGTGAACGCCCGCGTCGGGAAGTCGGCGCGAGCTGAGCCGGTCTCGGCGCTCTACGAGCAGCGCAAGGTTCACCACGTCGGCGCGTTCCCAGAGCTTGAAGACCAGCTGACCTCGTGGGTGCCAGGCGAGAGCGATTCGCCGGACCGCCTCGACGCGCTGGTCTGGGCGATCACGTTCCTGGCGCTTGGCCCGTCTGGCGAAGGGTACAACGGGCGGACGATCGTCCACCCTGCGAACTGGGCCGGCCGAATCAGGTAGCCGTTGACGTGAGCGCGGGTAGTGTGCTAGCAGACAGCCAGTGGCCTCAAAGCTCACCGCCGTGATCTTCGTCCGTCTCACCGAGCCGGAGCGAAAGCTCGTGGCGAAGGCTGCGGCAGACGATGGGCGCAGCGTCTCTGCCTGGACACGGCGGCTCATCGTCGAACAGGCCACGCCAAAGTCGATCTACCTCTACCCGCCGATCAGCTTGCGGCAGGAACCACCCGAGCAGCCGGTGCCAGACCCACGCCTGCCAGAGCAAGCAGGGGACGAAGGTCAGCACGCTGACGACGAACGCGCTGCTCCACTGGGCCCTCGGCATGCAGGTCTCGATCGGATGAAGATCGGAGATCTCATGCTCGAAGCTGCGCGGCTGCTCGTGAGCGCAAGATCTGTCGAGGGCGTCGAGCGGGCGCGCGTTCAAGTCACCCACGAAGGCCAGGAGTACGAACTGGTCATCGGCAATCCGGACTGGACGAAGGCTCGAACGCCCGGCGAGCTGCACGCAGCGTTGACCCACCCGAAGTCAGAGGAGTAGATCCCAGCCATGCCACCTCCCCCGCGAATCGTTGGACCCGCAGGCAAGCCGCAGCAGCCGCCCGACATGACCGTTGCGCAGATCCGAGAGGCCGCAGTCGTCGGCGTCGTCTCGCGCACGTGCCCGAACCTCATCGACGGCCTCAACGTCCTGGCCGACGTGCTCGCCGGCAGCGCTGCGCCGAACGGCGTCCCGCTCACCGAGATCACCTACAAGATCAAGCGGCAGTATCTGCTCGTCCGCGACCGCGTGAAGCAGCAGCAGCGCGCGGCGATCGGCGATCTCGAGTTCAAGCTGCAGCAGCTGGACGAGACGATGGAGAAGGGCAAGCTCGACAACACGCAGAAGATCCAGCTGACGATCCAGAAGGCCGGGATGGAGCAGGGCCTCAAGCAGCTGCGGGAGATCGCGAAGAAGTTCGCCGAGACCGATCCCGCCGTCGACGTGAAGCTGGCGGTCAACGGAGACGGCACCGTCGAGCAGCTCGACACCGAGGCTCGAGACGCAGTCGAGGCGGCCTGGCAGTCGAAGACGCTGGAAGAGAAGCAGGCGATCCTCGACCTGGCCATGAAGCCGGCGGAGAACGCAGACGCCGAGGCCGGGTCAGCTGGGCAGCGAGCGGCGGCCGAGGGCTCGCTCAAGAACGTGCGCGCACGCATCGAGACCGAGCTGCACCTGTCCGCGTCCTGGCCTGCGGTCAGGATGATCATCGAGGAAGAGCTGACCGCGATCAAAGCCGGCGCCGTGACCCTGGCGCTCGCGCAGCTGCAGCCGGACGCCGGAGACCCTCTCAAGCCACCCGCTTGAGCTGCCGGTCTCGCCCTACCTGGTAGACAGCGGCGTACCCCTCATCGATCGACGGCAGCTCAAACTCCGACAGCTGCACCACGAACTTGCGCAGGCCGACGCGCTTGGCAACCTGCCGGTCGAGGTTCCCTAGCCATGGCATGTCGCCGCCTAGGTTGAAGTGGACCGCCACCGGCTTCGCACCGCAGGCTCGAGCGAGCTCTATCCAGCGCTGTCGGTGGGCTCGCGTCAGGTTCAAGCGGTCGAGCACCACGTTCTCGCCGGCGGCCAGCGCAGCCCAGACCGCCCGCCGCTCCCAGGCTGTCGCCGTCGCGTGCGTACCGTCGAGCTGGGCCCGCATCCGGTCGTGCGAGACCACGACGAACCCGCTGTCGGCGGCGAAGGAAGACTTCCCGGAGCCCGGCAGGCCGATCAGCACGTGCAGCTCGGGCCGGTTCGAGGTCGTGAGGCGCCGGACGATCGCAGGCCAGTTGTCCTTGAACTCGATCGCGTGGTCGTCGATGTAGGCGCGGGCCTTCGGCTTCGGGCCGACGTAGACCTCGTCGTACTCGATGTCGTGGTCCTTCAGCCAGCTGGCGATCTCGTTGCCGGCCTTCATGCTCTCGCTCGACGCGGCGGACCAGATCAGGACGCGGAGACCGGCGGCGCGAATCGCAGCCATCGCCTCGCGGGCGCCATCCACGACGCCGCCCCCGATCTTCATCAGCACCCCGTTGAAGTCGACCAGCACGTCCTGCGATTCGGAGGCGAACATGCGACCGAGGCTAGCACCGCAGAGGGCGCGCGGGGAGAACCCGGTCAGCAGGAGTAGCGGCGGTACAGCCACCGAGCAAACTCGGCGAATCCAGTGTGCGCGTCCTGCGCGTGGTAGCCGCGCCACTCGCGCGAATCCCAGCCGCGCTCGTCGTGGAAGAGACCCCACAGGACCATCAGCTCGCGGTCGTTCAGGTTTGCGGCCACGAGCGGCCCGCTCATCCGCGGGACGCGATGCAGTTCGATCGCCCCCTGGACCCAGGGGCCGATCGGGATGCCGAGGATGTCTGCTCGGATGCGGTCGGTGCGCAGCATGGTTACTCCTGGCCCAAGACGATCACGCCGCCCGGCGCCATCGCGTGGGGCGTGCCGGGCAGGTAGAGCTTCAGGTCGGCCTCGTGCTCCAGCCAAGCGGTGAAGCGCAGGCGGACGTCGGAAATATTCTTCGGCGTCCAGTTCAGCAGCTTCTCCACGATGCGGCCGCGCTGGCTCGTCTGGCAGCCGACGAAGTCAGCCCACATCGGCGCCCAGAACTCGTCGGGCTTGTCGCGCCACTCCGGTTTCGCTTCCCTGCAGATGTCATAGGCCATGGGCGTCCTTCAGGTGGGCGGCGATCTCGTCCTCGAGCTTGCGCTCCCCGCCGCAGTCAGGGCAGCGAGCGTATACAGTCAGGTGCGGCCAGGGCAAGAGCGAACACTTCCCGCAGCGCCAGCGCCACACCAGCTGCTGGAAGCAGCGGCCGCAGCCCTGGCAAGGCACGTCCTGCGTCAGCCGCTCGTCCTTCAGGATCTCGTCGGGCTGCATCCGGCGGAGGTCGGTGTTGCCCAGCCCACCGTCGAGGCTGATCTCACGGCCTCGAGCGAACCCCCTGAAGAGCCGGATGTTGTGGAACACGACCGCAGGGTGCCACGGCAACGATCTTCCGTCCAGCCGTTCATCGGTGTAGCCTATCAACTCGATGCCCGACGACGGACGCCCACCGCAGCTGCCGCCCGTCCCTTCCGGGCGCCAGTTCCTCGAGCTTCCCATTACCTCGCAGCAGGTGTGGGAGAGCTACGCGCATGTCGCGTCGGTACTCGAAGACCTAGCGACGGCCGGCCGGTATCAGGGCGCGGCGCTGCTCGCGGATGCCTGCTTCACGGACGATCGAATGGTCGCGGTCTTGAACACCAGGATCAACGGCGTCTTCGCCTTGCCGATGGAGTTCAAGACGCAAGGCGAGGGGGAAGACGAATCGGAGGCTCCAGATCCTCCCAAGGTCGCAGAGCTGAAGGCCATGGTTGCCAAGGTGGTCGAGGACAACTGGGAAACGATCATGCCAGCCGCAGTCGGTCGAGAGATGCTGCGCTGGAGCATCATGCTGAACCTGGGGATCGGGGAACTCGTCTGGCAGTGGAAAGGGGATCTGCTGCTGCCGACGGTGAAGACCTGGAACCCGATGTTCGCGTACTGGCGCTGGGACACCCGCAGCGACTGGCTCATCCACAGCGGCGGGCAGGTCGAGCTCAACCCAGGCGACAGCCGCTGGGTCGTCCTGAAGATCGCGGGCCACAACCACGGCCAACTCTACGGGCTCATCCGCGCGATGGGCTGGCTCTACCTCGACCGCGTCTTCACATTCCGCAACTGGAGCCGCGCGATCGAGAAGTACAGCCTCGGGGTCACCAAGGCCTTCATGCCCAGCGCGGCCTCCGACGACGACAAGGAACGCTTTCAGGCGGCCATCGCCAACATGCCGCACGAGGCCACCGTCTCTCTGCCGGACCTCGGCGAAGACGGGAAGTTCGACCTCGAGATGATGAAGACCGATGAGGCGGTCAACTGGCAGAGCTACGTCGAGCGCGTGAAGCAGCTCGACACGTCGATCGCGGTCGTGGTGCTCGGGCAGAACCTCACCACCGAGGTGTCGGCGCAGACCGGCGGGTCGCGGGCGGCCGCGAAGGTGCACGATGAGATCCGGCAGGACATCCTCAAGGCCGACGTCGAGGTGCTCTCGTCGGTGATCAAGACCCAGATCCTGACGCCGTTCGTCTTCTACAACTTCGCCCACGATGCCGAGAAGCTCGGCATCCCCTGGGATAGCCTCGTCCCCGACGTGACGTGGAACGTCGAGCCTCCAGACGACAAGCAGCAGAACGCCAACGCGCTCTCGGCCATCGCCACCGCGGTCTCGGCCTTCTTCACCGCGCAGGCGCCCGTCGACTATGCCGCGCTCCTCGAGCGGTTCGACATCCCGATTCAGGAGAAGTTCAAGCGGCCCACGAAGCCGCCTCCGAACATGGTCTGGGAGCGGCCGCGCCTGCCGTTCCTCGAGCCCACCGACCTGCCGGACCCCGACTACCGGGAGAACAACTACGCCGACCCGCCGCCGTCGGCCTGGTCGAAGTTCTCTCGGATGAGCGAGAAGGAAGCCATCGACTACCTGCGCGTCCTCGCCGCCGGCGCCGAGCGACGCCCAGCCAAGATGCCGAAGGCCGCGCGCCTCGGGCAGCTCACCATCGACGACCTGATCGACAAGGTAACGCCGCAGGCTTCTAAGGCCATGGAGAAAGAGAACCGGACGCTCCTGGCGCTCGTCCTCAAGGCGGACAGCTATCCAGCGATGCGCGAGGCGGTCCAGAAGCACTTCAAGGGCAGCAAGCCCGCGAAGCTGCGCGAGCTGCTTGCCAAGGCCATCGGGATCGCGCAAGAACTCGGGACGCTCTCGGCTCAGTAGACCACGGAGGCTCACATGGCGGACAAGGCGACGGTCGGACGGATTCTCCACTACACGATCAAGAGCGGCGACCTGGCGGGCGACCGAATGGTCGGCGAGGCGCGGCCCGCGATCGTCGTGAAGGTGTGGCCGAACGAGTACCCCGCGGAGAACAAGACCACCGACGGCAACGGCCACGCTCTCGTCGGCGACGGGTACAACGTGCAGGTGCTGCTCGACGGGACCAACGACACCGCGGCGATCGGACAGGCCTGCCTCTGGCGGACCTCGCTCGCCATCTGTGACGAGCCGACCCCTGGCCACTTGAGCTGGCCGCCCCGCGTCTAGGTCTCCGTGCCCGAGCAGAGCCAGTTCGACCAGCTGCTCGCGGCCTTCTCGAAGAAGAGCTGGCCGGCGATCATCCGGATCTGGGTCGACGCCGGTCGCATGACCGAGGAAGAGGGCGCGCTCCGGCTGCGCCTGGTCTACGACGCCGCGGGGAAGTTCGCGACCCTGGCGGACCTCACGATGCACGACCATCTCGACAAGGCCATCCAGCACGCCGAGGGTGCGGACATCCCGATCGAAGACTTCAAGGCGACCATCGCCGACCGGATGCTTCCGACGTTCGGCGGTCGAGCTCCCACCGTGCTCCGGCAGATCGTTCGAGACGACCTGCAGCTGGAGTTCACGCACACCGCGCAGAAGATGGAAGAGCAGGAGGGCTACCTGCAGTTCGTCGCGGTGCTGGACAACCGGACCACGGAGATCTGCAGCTCCCTCGACGGGACGCTGCTGCGCGCCGACGATTCCTTCTGGGAAGAGCACAGCCCGCCGCTGCACGCCAATTGCCGCTCGCGCCTTGTCGGGTACGGCGCGCGTGAGGCGAGCCAGATCGGGATCACCAGCCGACCCGAGCGCGGGCAGTACACGCCGCCGGAGGAAGGCTGGGGCGACCGAGAGTTCCAGTACGACAACGTGCTCGCGACGAAGGATCACTTCCTCGAGAGCATCGCGCGGGCCAAGATGCGCAACCCGATTTTTTAGGGACTTATATACTTGACTCCCTTGCGCCTGGCCGAGTACGTCAACCGCCTGCCGCCGTCCGACGCCTCCTGGTGGCCCATGGAGCGCCTGAGGCGGTTCCTGCGGTCACTCTCGCCCATCCAGTCAGCGCGCGTGGAGGCCCTGCGGCGCGGCGGCCAGCTTGCCTGGGCAACGGCCTACCGGCGCACCCGTCACGGCGCGGCCGTGTGGGAGGTCCGGGCGGATGCTGTGAGTGGGTGCCTCCGCACGGCTCGCGGCGGGTCGAGCCGCCAGGCCGTCGTGGAAGCTGGCCGTGGCGAGGTACGGGTGCGCTGGATGAGCGCCCGTGAGTATGCGCGTCTCCAGGGTGCGCCGGACTTCCGAATCGACGCCGTGCCGGAGAATGCCGCGCTCTTCGGGTTCGGGGATGCCGTGTGCGTCCCCGTTGTCGCCTGGATCGCCAGGTCGTACCTGCTGCCACTGCTGCGAGGAAAGTTCACGCCGAAGCGTCGGCGTGCTACTACCTCGGCATGGCCCGTCTAGGGTAGGCGGCGGCGCGCCGAGGGAGGCTGGGTCTTGCTCCTCACCAGCTGGCCCGCAATCTGACCTTCGAGCGGCGGATCGGCGCGCTGCTTCTGTAGGGTCCTTCCACCCCAATTCAGTTTGCGTATGCTCGGTGTCGTGAAGCGCACCCACACCTTCTCGATCGCCCTCGACGCCGGAGGCGCAGACCGCACCCCGCCGAAGGAGCTGCGGCTGTTCTCCTACGGGATGAACCAGACCCGGAAGGGCAACTTCCTTCTGACGCCGAACGCCGCGCAGCAGATCATGATGGCGTACAAGGCACACGGGACGGACCTCTGCCTCGACTACGACCACGGCGCTCTCGAGGCTCCGGTCGGCCAGCCGACGCCGGCGGCCGGGTGGGCGAAGCTGGAGCTGCGCGACGACGGGCTCTGGCTCGCGAACATCAAGTGGACCGAGAAGGCCCACGACATGATCTCGAAGGGCGAGTACCGGTACGTCTCGCCGGCCTTCGACGCGGACGTACAGACCCTGGAGATCGTCGACGTCATCAACTGCGCGATCACTAACATCCCTGCAATGGACAACCAACGGCCGATGGTGGCCGCATCACGGAGGCACGCAATGAATTTCCGCGAGATCCTGGCTGCCTACTCGAAGCGGAGCGGCGCCACCGTCGGCGAGCTTTGCGAAGTCCTCGGCGTCGACACCGTCACGCTTAAGCGCTTCGCTCTCGGCAAGGCGCCGAGCAACGAGGAGATGACGAAGATGAAGGGCAAGGCCGCCGAGATGAAGTGCGACATCTTCTCCGGCGAGACCGAGAACGCCCCCATCAACGCCTCCCTCGACGGCATGGACGTCAACGCCTCGGCGGCCAGCATCTTCGAGGCGTCGCTGCCGGTGTCCAGCAAGGACACGAGCACCAGCTCCAGCGCGTCGACCGATACCACCGAGACCTCGCGCGCCGCGGATGAGGTGGACGAGGACCAGGGCGGAGCGGCCACGCCGGGCGCAGCCATCGGGCTCAAGCGGATGCAGAAGAGCCTCATCGAGCTCACGGGCACGGCCGACCCCGTCGAGCAGGCCGGGATCCTCCACGGCTGGAAGCTGGCCAAGGACGCCCAGGTTACCGACCACAACGAGCTGGTGAAGCTGAAGCGTGAATCCGAGAAGCGCGAGCGCACCGAGCTGATCGAGCTGGGCAAGCGCGAGGGCCGGTTGACGCCGGCGCTCATCGGCTTCTACGCCGACAAGCCGGTCAACGAGTTCCGGGCCTTCTTCAAGGTGGCACCGGTGATCACGCTCGGCGAGGGCGGGCTCCGCGAGCCGCCTCCGGTCGGCTCCGACGGCCTGCCCAACGGCATGACGCCCGAGCATGCGATCGTCGAGCAGCTCCTGCCCGGCGAGGGCGGCGCGAAGGCCATCGTGGCGCTGTCGCGGCAGCTCGCTCCGTCGATGCTGAGCGGGACGCACATGGCGAACACGGTGAAGGCGCCGGAGTTCGACAACGCGATCCGCGCGAGCTTCCTCTCCTCGCCCGAGCCCGAGGGCTGGATCCCGCGCAAGCCCGCCAAGTAGGCCACCGACCGACCCGACCCCGACCCTCCACCAACACGCAAACGACGAGGTAAAAGACCATGTCCGCTCTCACCGCTCCCCGCAGCACCGCCCAGTACGGCGGGTCTCCGTTCGGGGTGCTCCCCGAGACGTTCGCCTTCACCGTCTCCACCGGGGTGACGCTCTACCAGGGCGCCCTCGCCGTCGTGAGCGCGTCCACCGGCACCGTGCAGCCCATGACCCAGGCCAGCTCGCTCGTGGTCGCGGGTCGATGCGAGGCCGGCAACGGAGGCGTCTCGAGCTTCGCGGCCGGGACGCAGGCGACCATCCGCGAGGGCGCCTTCCTCTGGGACCTCGACCCGAACCACAAGCCGACCGCGGCCAACTTCGGCGCGCTCGTCTACGGGCTCGACGACCACACCATCGGCACGAACGCCAGCTCGAGCTCGATCGCCGGCGTCTTCCTCGGCCTCGACCCGGTCTCCGGGCAGGCCATCGTGCTGACCACGTTCTTCGCCTCCCTCCTGTAGCCACCGAGAGAGCCCTCCACCCCAGCAGCCCACCGACCGCCGCAACCGCAAAGGGAGACACCGAAATGGACATCACGAATGCGAGCCTGACTGCCCTGTACGTCAAGTACAGCCAGATCTTCCAGCAGGCCTTCCTGCGGTACGGGATCTACTGGCCGAAGTTCGCGCAGCTCTTCAACTCGACGACCACCACCGAGACGCACGTGTGGGCGGACCGGATCCCGATGCTTCGCCAGTGGATCGGCGACCGCATCATCCAGAACGTCAGCCTGCGGACCTACTCGCTGACGAACCTGCCCTTCGAGCTCACGGTCGGGCTCGACGAGTTCAACGTCCGCGACAACAAGATCAACGCCTTCTCGCCGACGGTGCAGATGCTCGCCCAGCAGTCGAAGAAGTGGGGCGACACGCTGTTCTACGGCATCCAGTCCGGGACGGCGAACGCGGGCGCGATCGTGGCGGGAGCCTCGACCACGACCTACGACGGCGTCGCCTTCTGGTCGGGCTCGCACCCGGTCAACACCGACGCGGGCGCCTCCGGCCCGCTTGGCAGCCAGAGCAACTTCGCCACCGCGACGCCGCTCACCACCGCGAGCTACTTCGAGGCGCGGCAGACGATGCGCGACTACCTCGGCGCCGACGGGCTCCCGCTGAACGTGAACCCGTCGCTGCTCATGGTGCCGACCGCGTCGGAGGCGGCCGCCATCCAGATCCTGCAGACGCAGTGGACCGCGCCCGCAGCCGCCGTCGGCCAGAACGCTGCCGGCGTCGTCCAGCAAAACGCGATGTACGGCACCGCCGACCTCCTCGTGACCCCCGACATGGGCGTCATCACCGAGGTGGGCGGCAACCTCGGGACGCCCTGGATCCTCATGGACCCGAGCGGCCCGGTGAAGCCGTTCCTATTCCAGCTGCTGGAGGCGCCGCAGTTCTTCTTCGAGGTGAAGCCCGACAGCCCCTCGATCATCGCAAGGCACCAGATCCAGGTCGGCGTCAGAACGCGCGGAATCGGGGGCTACGGCCCCTACTTCTACGGGTTCTTGGGGATTGGCTAGGGTCTAGCGTAGAAATAGGACCCGAAACCTGCTACGCTCGTCGGCATCGTCTGCACCGCGACGGGCAACCTGTCCGTCCAGGTTGGGAACGCCGACTTCCAGCTGCAGGAGCTGTAGAGCAACGGTCATTGACCGACGCGGTCATTCCGGGCAGGCTTGGGGCTACCCCGCAGTCCAACCCCAGGAGCAACCCCGATGGAAATTCGAGTGAGCGCAGGCGCCGTGAACGATGGCGAGGGCAAGCCGTACCCCATCTGCTCCATCCCCGACCCGGTGGCCTACGCCAAGCGGCGGGCTGACCTGGAGAAGCTCGAGCAGCTGCCGCTCGACCAGCTCGGCCGCAACCGCAACGCGCCCAGCCCGCGCGTGAAGAAGGGCATCGACCTCCAGCGCGGCAAGCCGCCGATCACCTTGAGCGGGAAAGAGATCACGCGCGAGTACATCGCGCACATCTCGGCAAACAATACGGTCATCGTCGACGTCGTGAAGGACGAGAAGCAGTGGGCGGCCGAGCACCCGGAGCCCGAGGTTGAGGCTGCAGCTGCTCCGGCCGACGCAGCGCCCGCCGCGGCAGCTGCTCCCGCCGCGAAGCCGGCGAAGACCCGCAAGGCTGGCTAGCCCATGTCGGGGCCCACAGCGACCCCGTCTCAGTACGCGACGCCCACTGATCTCGCGACCATTGGGATGCTCGGGCAGTTCTACCAAACGCTCACCGCTGCGCAGGTCACCGAAGCGCTCCAGAACGCCAGCGGGATGATCGACGATGCCCTGCCGAGCGGCTATCAGCTGCCGCTCGTGCAGTGGCCCTGGAGCTTCGTCCAGTACACCTGCTGGATGGCCGCCTACATTCTCATCCAGGCGCGCGGCTACAACCCGCAGAACCCGGCCGAGCTGACCTTCGAGACGCGCTGGAAGTGGGCGCAGGTCTGGCTCGACAAGCTCCGCAAGAACGGGATGCGGCCCGGCCAGATCGTCGACAGCTCGAACAACGCGCAGCCTGGGCAGTCGGCGCCGAACGCGGCGCCCAACACCGTGAGCCCCTCGCCGACGAATCGGACGTGGGGCACCAACTGGCGAAGGTGACCCCGTGATCGAAGGGGACTTCGCAAAACTGCATCAGATCATCGAGGCCGTCGGGCAGGTGCCCGAGAAGCAGCTCGAGCTTGCGACGCTCTTCGCGGAGTTCATGCGCAAGTCTGTCGAGCAGGAATTCTGGCGCCATCAAGACCCCTACGGCTCGACGTGGGCGCCGCGCAAGCGAGACTACCCATACAACCCGCTCATGGTCCGCAGCGGCGAGCTTATGACCGGCTTCTACACGAGCGCGACGGCCGAGGGCGCGACCATCGCCAACGACGTCCCCTGGGCCATCTACCACCAGTTCGGGACCGTGGTCATGGAGGCCCGCCGCATGTTCCCGGAGTTCGGCGACCTCGGAGACTGGCAGGATCCGCTGGAGCACGTCGCGCTCGCCTTCCTGCAGCGCTCGCTGGAGGCAACGTGATCTCGGACATCCTCGCTCCGATCATCAACAACTTCGCGCTGAAGTATTCGCCGACGCCGCAGGTGCCGACGCTGCCGCCGATCCTCGTTGGAGCGCAGAACCTCTCGCTCCAGTCGGGCCCGAATCAGATCGTCGTCTACCCGAACAAGGATCGCTTCGGCGGGCCCGAGCAGCACTTCGTCGCGCCGCTGCAGGCGCGCGGGCTTCGAGATCCGTGGACGCGCATCGACTGGTCGATCTGGGCGCCAGCTCCGCCGCTGACGCCGTGGGCTGCCCTCGCAACCTACGCGGGCGCCGGCGGTCTCGTTGTGCCGTCGCCGGCGAACACCGACGGGCTCTACTTCACCGGGACAGCTGGGGCGACCGGAACGATCGAGCCGCCGTGGCCGGATGTCGTTGGCGGCATCGTCGTCGATGGCACGGTGACCTGGACCTGCACGGGTTCGGTCTCGAGCTACACGCTCTACCAGTTCGACGCGGCGTACCAGATCCGGGGCTGGATCGTGCAGGCCATCCACGCCGCAGCGGTGGGGTCCTATCACCTGCTCGGAGGGGAGTGGTACAAAAAGAGCGATCAGCTGGTCATGGATGGCATGTGGTACACGCTGAGCACGGAGTTCCGAACGGTGATCACCGACACGCCAGAGGGGACCGCAGTCATCCGCAGCGTGCCGATCGCCGCCAAGCTGGAGACCTGAGACCATGTCGATCCCGTCCGTAAGCATCACCGAGAACGTCTCCGGCAACG